TTCTAGTCCGAAAGTTGTTGATGAATCATCTACTATCAGTTCGGAGATTATACCTTTAGTTGTTCCAGGATATCTTGTAATTCCATCTCTGTCTACTAATACGACTGGTGAATTTTCTGTAAATGTCCCTCTATGTGTTCTTGATATTGAAAGACCGTATCGTCTATCTGTCGTATTAATAATCTCTACTGTTTCTACTACTGCTTCTGCATCTTTGAGAGAGGGGTCTTCTACGTTGTATTGTATGATTCTATCTGTTGCTTCTGGTATACCACCTTGTTCCATAACGACAACCATTTTTCGCACTTCAGAATAATCTGATTTAGATGCAAATATAGTTTCGTCAATTGGATATTTTACAGATGATGATTGACCATATAGAATTCTCATCAAGAACTCTACAGATTCAGCAGTACCCTTTTGCTTATAAAGGGTGCTTATATTCTTTAATGTTAATCTTTTATTTTGTGTGTCTGCTAAATCTAACGATGGTATGAAATCTTTTTGAAAGTACTCTAAGAATGTTTCTAATGTCTGATCGATATTAGAATAGTCTAGCAATCTGTTAGATGCTACAATAGAGTTTTCTTTATATGTTTTAACTATTGCAGTTTGACCACCATCACGACCTTCAATAGTCTCGCCAACTGCAAATCCTGTTCCCGATACTGTATCGACAATTATAACATTGCCTTGTCGTACTTTAACTTTTGCTACTGAACCATTATTTTTGCCATAGATGTATTCACCCTTAACAATTGGTTCTGATTCTTCTGCATCTGTCGGTTCGACTCTGGGAATTAAAATTCTATTAGATAGAAGATCGGAACTATCTTCAGTGACTAAGTTACCATCACCTATTACAGTTCCGTCTTCTAATTGTATTGCTGTTAATACTTGCTCATCTTCAATAACGATGATTTCAGATTCTAGGTACTCAAAATAAGAAGATAGGAACGATTCAAATATCGGCGCATCTTCTCTGATATGTTCAGGAAGAATTGTCGATAGTCTGTTTGTTAATCTATCTACTATATGATTTTGATGTGCCATCTGATTAATCCATCAATTAACTAAGAGTAACAGTACCTACTGTTGCAACTGGGTACCATGTTGAACCTACTCCAACTAATACCATTGCTGAGTTTGACTCCATAACTGCAACTGCTGTTGCTGAAGCACCTGAAACCCAGTTTGATGCCGCTGGTACATCGATTGAACCACCAACACCACTAACGTCATCTTTCTTTCTGATGATGACTTTAATTTGACCTTCATGACTTGGTACAGGTAAGTCACCAGAAATATCTGATGAACCACTTTGACCAGTAAAGTCTAGTGTTGTTATTGCAGTTGAAACTCCAACACCTGCTGATACAAATGTTGATTCGTTCAATGCTTCAACACTATCAAGTGCCAAGAAAGTCGGAATGTTGTTGAACAAAGTTGCCAACGTCATTTTCTTATTTACAGGTGTACCCTGTGGGTCATCGACCACGTGAAGTAAATCACCTGAGTCTACTTGACCTTCTCCGATGGCGTTTAACGCCGTTATCTTTTTATCTGCCATTTAATTATCCTCCTATAATCCAAATAAATGGGAAACTACTCGTGGGAAAACCACACGATCACTTCTTGCATATTAATAATTAGACGTAGATGTTGAAGTATATCCTACTCCAGCACTCGCCTCACCACTTGCGATGGTGTCTACTTCACCAGTGACCTTAATTCTATCAACGTCAATATCAATTAGAGAACCCCTAATCGCAATAACATCGTTAGATGAAGGTACTATGGTAAATTCTATTGATGTGTCATTATTTACTGTTGAGGTAAATGTTTCTGCATCAATTGAAATTTGTCCAGCAGTGTAATCAATTGTACCTGCTGTGCTGTTCTTTATAACTCTTACACCGTCTGATAAGATGTATCTTCTAAGATTGCCTTTTCCATCATCATCATAGTAGTGTGTGTTTAATGCATCACCTTGTATTTTAAATCCTGTAGATTGTAATATACCTCCACCTTCTGCGTTATGTCCAGAATGTGGATTATAGAATGCATTACCAAACTTAATAACGTGACCTTCTTTCTTGTTTAGATTTAATGTCTTCTTCTTAGATAATCTAATATTTGTTGTATTAGAAAGAATAGAGTTTTCACTCTCATCAATTGCTTTAAGTAGGTTTGAATGTCTGAATATACTATCAAAATTATTTAAGTTAGTATTGTCAAAATTCACAATAGCACCTCTTACGATAGTTTCTAATTCTCCTAGTGCTAATGTTGTTAAGTTCTTATTGTATTTGAATGTCGTACTGCAAAGAATCTTTACAATCTCTGGGTTTACAATAACTGGTCTAACAGTTAACATGTTTAACTGATTAAGATTGTTTGATACTTGTTGCTTCTCTGCTTCAGACAAGTAATCTGAGTTCTTTGGTTTGAGAGAGATGAACACTTTGCCATATTCAGGTGGTTCATTATCTTCGCCACCCCAAACTGCAACTGCATCTGCGTTTGGATAATACTCTGATACTTTTGCTTTATAGTCGTTAAGGGTCACAAGTCTATTCTGAGATGTATAGAACTTAGTTGCTTTAAATTTAATTGATTCAATTGTCTCTTTCTCTGCACCACCAGTTGCTGGTGTTTGAGTAATTACTTGAGCATTTGCAAAACCATTAATTGATTGACCCATTGAAAATATCTTGGCGCCATCTGCATGTTCTTCGTCTACTACAATATAAGTTACAGTAATGATATCACCATCAAGCAACCCTTTACCAAGTACACCATCACCAAAGTAAATCTCTAAGAACCCGTCTTCATTTTCTTGTGTATAATATACTTCTGCTGAAGATGTGATACTAGATACGTTAGTTGATAATGCATATGCAGTTGATGAACCATTAGAAGTCACTTCAACTGATAACTTGCTTCTATCTACTCTTGCATTTGATAGAACGAATTTTGAATTTTTAATTTGATCATCAAAAACATATTGATCAGTTACATATTGTCCTTGAATAATCTCTACATCTTTATATGAATATGTTGAACCAGATTGAGTTGGTGTATATGTAGATGTTGTTACAAAATTATAAGGAACACTATCGACAACTGACGTGAACATATGACCTCTTGGCATTAACATATCTTGTAATGCTGGATTTGTTCCGTCTATGTTGTTGACATTATTAATTGTTACTTCTACTGTAGCAGAAGTTGCCTTTTCTGTTGCTGGTGTAAACCCTAAATCTTTTGCACGTGATACTACGTTCTTTCTGATCTGTGCAGAATCTAAAAACATTTCCGAAGCGGCGATGTTTGTATTAACACCACTAATGTGTGATGCATATGCAAGTGTGTCGATCAACACTGACATTGAAGAACCTTCAAAATCGTAGTCTTTAAACTTGTCTTGACCCTTTAAAAAAATTTTTATATTCTCTGCAATTGCATCGAAGTCTAAATCTGTTGCGTTTATTTGTGAACTTTTAACTGCCATTATCTCACCCTAGTTACTGTAAAATTTGATGTTTGTTGTTCTAATCCATTTATAATATTGTAAAATACTCTGACATCTAAGTGATTACTATCAGAACCTATATCAGATATTTCTACAAATACGTTTCTGATTCTAGGTTCATTTGTAACTAATACGTCTACAATGTCTTTTTCTAGTCTTCTCTTTGCTCTGTTATTCTTTAACTCGAAAAGTGAATTTCTAATACTAGCACCAAAATTAGGTTTGAATGGTCTTTCAAATTTATTAGTTAGAACTATATTTCTTACCGATCTTTTAATTGCTTCACTATCTTTCTTTGTTGTTACATCACCAGTTAATGGGTGTGCCTTAAATAACATATCAAGATCAGTGTAAACATTCTTGCTTACTGCGTTTATTTTTGCATTTGGTTTTAAATAGTCGGCCATACTACTATTTAGACATCTGTATTATATTTTATGGCAGTAACAGTTCCTTTTTCTGGTGCTACATCAAATACTACCTTATTTCCAAAAATGGGGTGAATAGAGTACGTACTTGGATCTTGTTTTACACCATCAATAAATACCTTCAACTCACTTCCACTACCAGTTGTATCGAAGTCTGTTGTCTCGCCATCGGCATCATAAAGATCAGTTGCTCTTGCTTCTACAGAATTGTTATTTACTTTAATTTTAGGTTTGTAAGATGAAACTGCTAGTACTCCACCAATTGCTGGTATATTTAGATCAATTGATTTAGGGAATCCCATCAGTGATAAGAAATCGCAAAATGTAAGCATTAAGAAATCAAAGATTTTGCCTATACCAATCGCATCAAAAAACTTCTTAACTATTTTAACCCAGTCGAACAATAGTTTCTTTTGCCAGTTTGCTTCAAACTCTTTAATTGCTACTATCTTTTCAGCAATTTCTTGTTCAAAACTTTCGACGTTAGACCTGATATCTCCACCAATCATTTTAAGAATATCAAAACCACCAATAGTAAATGTATCTAAGAAGTCTCTACACTCTTTTTTGAATTCTTCGATCTCTTCTATTGTTCGTTCTTTTAAATCTCCATATCTTTTTTTAATTGATTCTAATCCATTGTTGATCAACTCTTCAAAATTTAAAGTAAGTAAACTTACCAAAGCATCTAAACCCAATAAGTCCCATATTTCTTCAAAGATTTTTATAAGTTTTCCGAATACTGCATGAGCAGTGTTGTTTAGATATTTTATAATTTCTACTTTGATGTATTGCCAAGTCATCTTTGCTCGCCACTCATCACACTTAATACTAAACTCTCCAGTAAATTTTTCAAAATCAAATTTGATACTATCAATTTTTTCTACTATTTGTGCTTGAACTTTTGCTTGTTCTTCAGCAGTAAATATCTTTATGATGTTAATTTTGATACCAAACAATGTAAGGTTAAAATCAACTGGTACTAAACTCGTGATGATCTCTAATATTTTTGCTGGTACATAAATGTGAAAGTCTTGTATAAACTTAGTGATTGCCTCGTTTGCTTCTTTTTGCCAATCTCTTACAGATAGTTTTTGCCAATAAGGAGATAAAAGTGATTCTAGTTTCTCTACAAAACCCTCAATCTCTTTAATGACATCTTCTATTTGTTGTCTGACCTCTTCTGCTATCTCACTACCTGCTTTGGCCAATTCTGCTTTTAGTTTACTTGGGATAGAAAGAATGTCGTTCAATGCACTAACTAACTCTTCTTTAGTTGGTAAAGAAAATATGTCATCTGTCGGACAAGGAAAACTTGTTGGTATAGGTTGAGTTATCATTACGAATTAAGTTTTAGTACCCCACCATTTACGTCAACGATAGGTGCTATGATTGATAAAGTTTCTGATGCACTGATATCTAAGTTTTTATCTGAATGAAGTTTAGCATCGCCTTTTACAAGCATATCTGCATCACCATGAATGTCTATATCTGCATCGCCTAATATTTTAATAGTACATTTGCCACCAATCAACACTTCGTCATCTTTGCATATAACTGTGTAGTTGTCGTTGACAACTCTATGTACTTGTGATCCGTCTTTATGTATTTCATAAAATGTTCCAGATCTATGTTCTACTGCTAATCTTTCATATCCTCTAGTATCGTCCATCTCAACCATGTGGCCAGATTCTGTATACAATACTTTGTTAAATGGATATAGTGATTGTCTTTCTATTTCTTTTGGTTTAACTGGTACGTCATCTCTATGCTCATAGGTTCCCGTACCTCGTGCAAATCTGTTGATGTCTGACTCATCATAGTAATCAGATAAAGGGTAATATGGTAATGTCTTATCTGCTTCTGTGTACTCATCTATCTCACTACCTTTACCTTCATAGTCTAACTTAAGTGCTTTAGGAGTTTGAGGCGATGTATCAAGTGCTATAGTCAATTCGTTTGGTCTTGCACCT